ACATTGAGATGGGAGGGGGAATTTTGAAATTCTGGTTTTTCCTACGGGGCAGGATAGGGTAGGTTGGAATGAGGTGCACACAGAATAATTGATGAGGTGCGATTGATTTAAGAATGAACTATATAGGTTGAAAATTGTATAAATTAGAAATTACCACATAAATAAAAATAAAAATTGTGAGAGATGGAAGGAAATGAGAAGATGCGGTTGCGTTGGGTGAGGATCAGTCCGACGCTGAGTGATGAGACGGTGTCGTTCCGGGTGGAGGGTTGTGCCGGTATGCGTTTGCACGAATTCATTCAGACGGTGCTGAGTGATGGGTCGAGCCATTGTGGGACGTTCCGGTTGTATGTCCCGAACCAGGTGTTGGGACATCTGCGTGTCTGTGATATTGACTACCGTGAGCGGAAGGTGTGCCGGATGACGCACTATTCTCTGAGTGCTGCACTGGCGATGGATGCGTTGGTGAGCTCTGCGCGCTGTAATGGCGGGTGGGGTCAGATGAATTACGAGGTATCCATTCAGGACAAGGAGGTGGAACATGCCGAAGCGTAATATCGTAATGGTCCAGTTGCCGGCGGAGCAGCCGGACTGCTGTGCGGAGTGTCCGTTGCTTGGGCTGGTGCCGAAGTACGTGGCGCGGCCTAAACACTCGAAGGAAACGCACGTGTGCATGGGTACGATGGAGGCGCTGACACAGCGCGGGTCGAAGGTCAGGGCGAGCAGCCGTGACAGTCATCATCCGTTGCGGCGGCCGTGTGACAGCCGTTGGCACTCGTGGATGCAGCTTCAGGGCCGGAAGCTGGGCGTGAGCACCCAGACGTTCAACGATTGCCGGGTGCCTTACGAGTGTACGCTCCAGTTGCAGATCCGGTTTCACAAGTGAGTAATTTATATTATGTTTAATGGCGGATATTATAATTCTGCTTATTTTGGATAAACTGAATAACCCTATGACACACGCATCCTTATTCTCAGGAATAGGCGGCCCGGAGGTGGCTGCCGCCATGCTCGGATGGGAGAACGTCTTCCACTGCGAGATTAACAACTTCGGTCGGGCTATATTAGAATATCATTTCCCAAAATCTAAATCATATATCGATGTCACAAAGACAGACTTCACAGAATGGCGCGGACACGTCGATGTCCTCACAGGAGGCTTCCCTTGTCAACCTTTCTCTTACGCCGGGCGGCGAGGAGGCGCGGAAGATGACCGCTACCTCTGGCCGCAGTTTAAGCGCGTTATTGCCGAAGTGCAGCCCGCTTGGGTCGTTGGTGAGAATGTTACTGGAATCACAACGATGGTCGAGCCAGGCGAGGTTACTCTCTTGGGAAGCGAAGCCTCTCTATTCTCGGAGGACAACGCTGTTTACCGATACCGATACGACCAACCCTTCACCGTTGAACGCGTCTGCTCAGACCTTGAACAGCTCGGATATACAGTCCAACCGGTGCTTATTCCGGCTTGTGCCGTCGGAGCCCCCCACAGAAGAGACAGGGTCTTCTTCATTGCCTATTCTGAAGACGCCATGCACCTTCGATGCTCAGAGCGAGAGGATGAAGAGCGCATCAATTCCGGGGAGCACCGGAACACTGGCACAGGAGCTACAGAACGGCATGGCTGCGAAGAGAGGGCTATTTATCGGAGTTTACAAAAAGAATACCGATGGCGGAACTTCCCAACTGTCTCCCCTGTTCACAGAGGAAATGATGGGATTCCCTTTCCTCTGGACTGCCTTACCATTTCTCCGAACAAGTGGCGAACCGAATCACTCAAAGCCTACGGAAACGCCATAGTGCCACAGGTGATGTATGAGATATTCAGAGCCATAGAATTAACCCATTAACCCCTACAATCATGACAGATTACCTTACCGACCGCCCCGTGACCTACCGGGACATGCAGCTGGAGCAGCTGCGGCAGAAGTATGCGGGAATGGCCATGCAGGCCATTATCTCCAACCCGAAGTATTACAAGGAGTGTATCAGTATAGCCGACTTCAACAGCGGCTTCACGGAAGCCTCCGACGTCGTGGCCGTGTGACAGCCGTTGGCACTCGTGGATGCAGCTACAAGGCCGGAAGTTGGGCGTAAACACCCAGACGTTCAACGATTGCCGGGTGCCGTATGAGTGTACGCTCCAGTTGCAGATACGGTTCCACAAGTGAGTAATTTATATTATGTTTAATGGCGGATATTAAAATTCTGCATATTCTGGATAAACTTCAACATTAAAAGGAACGAAAATGAACATAGGACTGATTGATGTTGATGGGCACGGCAAGAAAAAGAAATGGGGCGCGACAATATACCCCAATCTCGCCCTGTGTAAGATCGCACGTTATCACCGTGAACGAGGTGACGATGTTGAATGGGCCTTTGCGCTCAAGCATTACGACAAAATCTATATGGCCAAGGTTTTTAATTTTTTACCGGATGACTTGACCGCCTATAACGCTGATGAGATTATACGAGGCGGCACCGGCTATGACATTAAAAGCCAATTACCATACGAGATTGACAGGTTGCAGCCCGATTACTCTATCTACCCGCAGATCCCGCATGACACGGCGTATGGTTTCTTGACACGTGGCTGTCCGAACAAGTGTAAATGGTGTGTAGTCCCTACTAAAGAGGGGCACATTCGGCCATATATGGATTGCGATGAAATTGCTATCGAAGGCCGGCGTAAACTGGTCTTGATGGATAACAATATACTTGCGGCAGGCGATTACGCGGTTCAACAACTGAACAAGATTATAGAACGGGGCTATTATGTAGATTTCAATCAGGCTTTGGACGCGCGGTTGGTCAATGACGAATTTGCATACCTCTTGTCAAAAATCAAATGGATAAACCGGCGCATACGTTTCGGATGTGACACCCACAGACAGATAGAAGATTGTGAACGTGCAATGGCAATGATAAATGGCCACGGCTACCGTGGGGAGTTTTTCTTATATACGATGCTTAATAGTGATTTTGACGAAAACTATGACCGTCTAATGTATTGGTGGCGGCGAAATCACGAATGCAGAGAGAAGCACCTGCCAAACATCTATCCCTATGCGCAACCTTACCGTGATCCGAACAATCCCAAGCACTACATCCCACAATGGCAGAAGGATATGGCCCAATGGGTGAACAAGCATCAAATTTTTCAAATCATACATTTTTCCGCTTTTAGCCCAAGAAAAGGTTTTGTTTGTGCTGAATATCTCAATCAAAATTAACGAAATGAACTACACAGATTTCTTAACCGACCGCCCGGTGACCTACCGGGACATGCAGCTGGAGCAGCTGCGACAGAAGTATGCTGGAATGGCTATGCAGGCCATCATCAGCAATTCCAAGTATTACGATGAGTGTATTAGCCTCGCCGACGAGCCCAACAGCGGCTTCACGGATTCCTCCGAAGTCGTGGCCTCCGAGGCTGTGCACTTCGCCGACCGCCTGATTGAGGCGCTCTACCCTGAGACTATTGACAATATAGTGGAAGATTGACTGTGAAAGTGAACTGGTGACAGATTGTCACCGGTTGAGTTAAGAAAGACCCGTAGAATTATGAAAGAAAGACAAGAATAGAATTATGGGAAGAAAGAAAAGTGTACACGGATATGAGCTGGAGTTGCGGAGGATGATTAAGAGTCGGACGGGGGCGGATTGTGAGGTGTGGCTGTATCCCCAGGTGCGGGCTACGGCGGCGAACATGGTGCTGTTGGACAAGATGCAGGAAGAGTTGGCCGGGGCGGATTCTCTGGTATCGTTGGTCACGGGCAGCACGGGTCAGACGAAGAATGAGGTGTCCCCGTTGCTTCCGCACTACGACAAGTTGCAGCGGACGTTGCTGATGCAGCTGGAGGCGTTGGGGCTTAACTATTCCACGACGCCGAGCAAGGTTAAGGAGGATGCCCGCCGTGGTGTGGATGAGAGTGACCCGTTGGTGCAGTTCTACCGGCAGGTGAATGAATAGCCCTGCGGGCTACTTTCGGTCTTGCGACCTACTTTCGCCCTGCGGGCTACGTTGGACTTTCGGCGCGGTGCGCCTACGTTGAACAAAATAAGTAAGTATGGAGAATAACGAATGGATGGAACGGAAGGCACGGGCGCTGGCTGTGCTGCGTGAGCGGTTGGCCGGTGCGCGTGAGCGATTGCGGGCGATTGACGAGCGTCTGCTGGTGTATTTTGACGATTTGGCTACTCACGCCAGTGCTGACCCGGAGGATGCGGATGACCTGCACAATCTGTATGAGGTGCTGTGCGGTGTGAAGTTTTTGCGGCTGTTGGCGACCTACGACTTCAACGACAAGAAGGTGCAGACGGTGATCCGTCTGCGTGAGGGCGAATGGCGTCAGGACGGGCGCGCGTGGCGGCATGTCAGTGGCGGCCTGAAGTGCCCGGGCACGAGCGGCGCTCAGGTGTACCGGTGGCAGCCGTTCCAGGTGTTCGTCTTGGCCAGTGTGTTCGGTCCGATGGCGTGGGTGAATACCGAAGTCGAGGTCGGCATGAAGCCGGAACTGTTGCCGACGGAGGAAGAGCGCGACGGCATCGTCTGGGATTACCGAAGGTTGTGCACCGACTTCACCTATTTTGCTCCCAGAAAGACCGACAAGACCGGGTTGGCCGCCTTCATCCAGTTGGTGTTTTTCTTTTTGGAAGACGATAACGCCGAGTGCTATTGTGCCGCCAATGCGAGCAGCCAGAGTGCGCTGCTGTTCAACCGCACCCGCCAGTTGATTGCGCAGTTGGATAACGGTCAGCGAATCCGCAGCACGCAGACCGTCATCGACTGGAAGGATGCCTACAAGTCCATGCGTAACAGCAGTGTGCGCCCGTTGAGCGCTGGCGGTAAGACCAAGGACGGCATGTTCGCCCAGCTCTGCTGCGCGGATGAGTTCGGCAGTGCGCCCTACGCCAACGGCAAGAGTGACATGCTGGCGCTGGTGAATGTCATCCAGTCGTCGATGGGTCCCCGTCGTGAGCCTTTGACGTTCACCACGACGACGGCGGGCACTATTCAGAGCGGTCCGTTCATTGAGAAGTTGGACGCACTGCACCGCAACCTGCTGGATGAACTGGCCTATGCCGCCGGTACGGCGACGCCATCGTTCGAGAGTGACCGCCGTCTGGCGCTGTGCCTGGAGCCTGATGCGTGGGAGACCGACGAGGAGGTCATCCTGACAAAGAAGAGTCTGCGTCGGAAAGTAAACCCCATGCTCGGGCTGATTGTGCAACATGCCTCGTATGACGGTTGGATTGACGAGGCCAAGAGTGACCCCACGAAGATGCCGGAACTGGTGGCGAAATACTTCAACCATTACCAGACGGCGCGGATTACGGAGTGGGTGGTGCGTTCCCAGGACGTGGTGCGTGTGCAGCGTGACCGCCGCGTCACCGATTGCCGCCTCGCAGACGGTTGGCAGACCTTCGTCGGTCTGGACTTTTCGCATGGTGAGGACCTGTTTGCCATTACATATCTTAGTGTGAATATGAACCCCACCGCCCCGATGGCGGGCCGATTCTTCGCGGACTGCGAAGCGTGGGTAACTGAGGACACCCTTCACCGCAGTGCGAACCGCCCGCTGTATGAGAAGTGGGTGGAGCAGGGTTGGCTGAATGTGTCGCCCGGCAAGGTATTCAATCCCGACCTTGCGGTGAATGAGCTGATGCGTAAGACGGATCAAGGTGTGAATCTGTGCTACTTCGGTTATGACCCGGCGCAATCGAAGTATCCCATCAATATGCTGCGCGCGTGGCTGCTGACGTTGGGTATCGACGGCACGGCCGTTCAGGAGATGGTGGTGCCGGTGGCGCAGACGTACATGGTGTTCAACGGTCTGATTGGGGAACTGGAGTACATGCTTCTGGAGAAGGAGCCGTGGCTGCACCTGTCGATGTCGCCGCTGTGGTCGTGGGAGGTTGGTAACGTGAAGATTGAGGAAAGCCGGGAGGGTAACCGCAAGATTCTGAAAAGCGGGGTGAACAGTAAAGTGGACAATATCCATGCGCTGGTGGACGCGCTGTATTGCTTCGATTTGAGCGAGGGCAAAATGGGCGGCGGGTAAACCTGCGGGCGGTAGTGAGTGGAGTTGATGAGAGGGATGGGCGATTCGGGCGGGCTGTCGCCCGCCCATCGGGTTGGTGAATGAAAAGATAATTGTGGAAAGATGAGATATTTAACTTTGGAATGGATCAAGTCTCACAGTCGTATTGATTACGACATTGAGGATGAATTGCTGACGCTGTATGGCGATGCCGCCGAGGAGGCGGTTCTGAATATCATCGGGCGAAGCTACCGTAACCTGGTACTGAACTTCGGCAGTCCGGATGACTATGTTCCCGCCGCTATCAAGCAGGCGACGTTGATGTTGGTGGATGCCAGTTACACGCAACGGAGCCCTGTGAGCAGTGTGAACATGTTCGCCGTTCCCTACACCTTCGACTTTTTAGTTAAGCCGTACATGAAGCTGGCCAACGGTTCGAGCAGCAGCGGTGTGGGCAGTATGGTGACGGGTTACTATAACAGCTCCGACGGTCTTTTCTATAGAGATGCTGGCTTCACCGAGGCTATTGTCGGCGACCTGAAGAGCCTGTACCGCGACATCCCATCGGGGTTGGTCTATGTGTATAACGGCGAGATCTTCGAGTTGTTGAATGCGGACATGTTCGCCGTGTCGGAAGATGAGATGGATGATATACTG